AGGAGGTTAGCTTAGTCTTGACAATGGTAAGGTTTTGTGTTAAATTAGGTTGTATGAGGGTTAAAGTATGGGGTTAAGCTACACGATGACACCGTTTCACCCAACTACCGTTTATCCTGACCAAGTCACTATTGAGTTAAACTTAGCTAACCAAAACTTTACTACATTGGCTAATATCTTTATGAATAATGACCCTACAACTTTACAGCTTAAACCATCAGTAGGGGGTAATGCGTATGCCAATCCTATTAATCTATCTTCACAAACGACTGATTATTTATTAGAGCCAGGTCAAGTAGGTGTAGTTAGCTTTAGTAGTCAGTCATTAGTTCCGCTTAATGTAGCAGTCCCACAACCTTCTTCACCGCTTAATCCAGTGATGTATGAGCTTGAAGTTTTTATTGTCCCTGTTTCAACATGGACAGGGCTACCGTTTATGTTATATCCTAATAATACAACTTATCAATCTCAATTTCAAGATACAAGTTTTATGATAGGTGAAGTTGTAGGTAATTTAGGTCCAACAAATATTTCTTATACTACTACTCCATATAGTTATGTTAATTGGTATACATTACCTTCTGGTTGGTGTCAAGGTGGTCCAGTAATTGTTAAAGCAACTATTTCGTATGCTGGTGCTTCTTATATGCCTCAAATAACAGGAATTACTGGGGCTTTATATGGTGTTTCTCTTCACAACACCAATTGGTTTAATAACGGAACTTCTTGGACTTCATTGGGATCTATTGGTTGTGCATTACTTGATGGAACTCTTTCGCTCATTTCAGGTTTTGCACTTGTTAGGAGGTTAGCATGATAGTATATGCTTATTTAAACTCAAATTCTACTTTGTGTTGTGCTTTAACAGAGTCAGCAGTTCCTCCAGGAGTGTCTTACACTTCCTTTACTGTCAATTCTCCTGATGATGTGGTTTATGTCTCTGGCACGATTAGGACTAAGACACAAGAAGAGTTATTAGCTGAGGCAAAGCAAAAAGCTTTACAACAGCTTTCACAATCTACGATGTATTACATTTACCAATACTATCCAGATTGGAAGCAACGTGCAGATATGATAGATTTAACTAATGCTGAAGCATATTTAACCTATGAAGGGCTTAATCCTACACAAGTAAAACAACTTGCTACTCAACAAATTTTGTCTGGAGCTTCCTACACACAAGCGTTATCTACATTAAGCCAGACATTTAATAGTAATACTAATCCTGTAATTGGATATTGGTTAGAGCAATTATTAAAGGCATCATATAGACAAAACTTTGTATATCAAGTTAAAGAGCAGTATTACTCAATCAGTCATCAGTTAAGCTCAGCGACGGCTTTACCATTGCCATCTTACACAATAAGTGTGCCGTTTCCAAGTATGCCATGATAAATCTATTAGGTTTAGGGACTGTATTTAGGCTTGGTATAGCAATTGTTTTATTCTGTGCTTTAGTTTGAAAGGAGGTAAAAAATGAACAATTTAAAGGTTATAGTTCAAAAGCATTGGTTGGATATCATCTTGGCTGTAGTGTTTTTTGCTGTAGCGTTTAGCACTACTATTAGTCATGGAGCTTTCTTGTTTGCATTGGCTCGCAAAGTTGCACTTGCCAGTGCAGGCTTAGTGTATTATTATACAACTCGCTTACTGAAGGTAGGTCATGTAGAATGGAGAGACCCTTATGATAAAATATATTCTATTGTGCTTCTTATTTATATCGCAATTATCTTTAGCTTGGGTTAATCCAAGATGTGTTAAATTAGAAAAGCCGATAGAAAAGTCAGCTAAGCAAATAATATCACCAAAATTTCCCTGGTGGTATAACGTAGCACTTGCAGAACAAGAAAGTAATTGCAAGTGGATTACTTCTATAGATGGTTGGGGCTCTATAGGTTATTTCCAATTAACACCTGTTGATGAAGATTGGCTTATCAGACCTTTATTTCCACATTGGAAAGACCGTTGGAGCATGGATGCCTTTTATGCCTTTGCTTATGTGTTAAAAACTTTGATACATTCTACACCAGACCATAAATTGTGGATGGCATATCAGCGTTATAATGGTGGTAATTGGGTTGTGCGGGAATGTAAAGGAGCTCATTCAACGCAATGGCAAGCGTGTTATGACTACTGCAAGGAACACATCGGACAGCCACACCACAGGGGTTATGTCTGTGTATGGCGTAGTCATGGAAGATGCAGGCAATATAGAAGTGCCTGCGATATCAATTACCTTTACTCGCTCCACATATTCCAATGGGGGCAGAAGTATAAACCAATGTGTGCGGTAGATTATGTCAGTTTTTGGTAAAATTTTTTATGCTCTTTTATTTTGTGTAGTGTTAGTATTTTCTCAGCCATTAAAAGTGGCTTTAATTGGTGATAGTATCTCTTTAGAATTAAAGCCTTATCTTCCATTTTACGTAAATGGCAGAGTAGGAAGACAATTTTACAATGTATTTGATGTTTTAAAACGCATAAACATAAATGATTATAATACGTTTGTTATTGAGCTTGGAACTAATGGATATGTAAAGCCAAGCGATTTAAAGCGTTTAATAAACCTTTTGCATGGCAAAAAGATTTATCTTTGCACTATTCAGCTTCCAGATAGATATATATGGAAGCATGAAGTAAATAATTTGTATTTTCAAACAAGTAAAGAATACCGTAATGTTAAGATTATAGATTGGTATGATTTCAGTAAAAACCGCCCTTCATTTTTTGTCCATGATGGCGTGCATTTAACAAGGCTTGGAGCTAAGGCATATTCTAAACTTATTATTGACAAAGTATTGAAATAATGTTAAATTATTAGTATGAATTTTAATATTACTACAATAAACGGTGAGTATATAGTTTCAAAAGAAGATTTAGAAACATTCGCTCTTACTATTTACACAGAGCTCCAATCCGTGTCTCAATTAAAGAGAGACAAGGTTATGGAGTATGTGGCAGAACTAAATGGAAACTCAGTCATTCCTGACCCTGACAATGCCTCTGGGGCTTGGCGAACTAACATAAAATCTTCTTTATTCTTCCAAAAAACAATTTTTGCATACCTTTATCTTCGTGCTTTGCTTCAAAAATCAACAGATGCGTTGCTTTCATTCAGAAGCAACAAATACACATATCTTCCATCAGCGTATAAAAAGATATTTGATTTGGCTGTATATAGGACAAAACTGTTTGATAAATTGGATAAAGCTTTGTGGTATGCTATACTATCAGGCGAACTTACTTTATTGCTTGATGCCGATTATGTAGTAGATGAGTGGGATGATGTAGAGTTTGAAGTAATAGCCAAAGCTTTAAATCCTTTAAACTATTACAAATCTGCAGATGGACAGTTTTACGCTTATGATACATTCCAGCCAATAGAAGTAGTAAAAGGCTTATCTACGCTTTGGAAAAATCCACCAGAAAAGTTAGAGCCTTACAATCTCACTACAAACAAGGACATGACTGATTATTTAATCACTTCCATAAAAGACAAAGCCACCTATGGAAAAATTACATACATTTTTGGAAGGTATGTATCACCAAACTTTGATGTGATATCATTACCGCTAAAACTAACGCTTTACAATGACAAGTATTTGGTAGATGTTGAGACCATAACACATGTTGATAAACGGCTTCCGATTATTTCTGTTCCATTTTATAGCGATGACATGCAATTGTCTTATGTTGATTTAATATGGGACTATTACAAAGAAGATAGCCGTTTATTAAGAGCCATAATTGATAGAGCTATTTTAGCCACGACGATGGGCTTTGAAATAAATGTGTCTGCTCTTGATAAAGAGCAAGATGTATTCACAGTAAAACCTTTCGCAGTAATTCGGACTGTATCCGACGAACAAGCCATAAGACCATTTGCAATGGCTACATTTGATCCGAATGTTTTACCAGTTAGACAATTGATATTACAGGAAGGGCAAAATGTCTCTGCTATAACAGAGTTTTTAATGGGACAACCTACTTCCAAAGGCAGACCAACGGCTAAGGAAGTGGCTATCAAAACTCAGATGAACCAAAACATTATTTCAACCATCATAAATCGCATTGAAGACCAGTTTATAGGAGCGGTAGCAAGAAAGCTATTAACTTTGATGTTCCAATATCACCTTTCAGATATTTTAAACGGTGGGATATTGACTGATACAGAGCTTAAGGAAATTAATAGCATAGTCAATAAAGCATTGTTAGAAAATAGAGAACCGTATTACTATCTTGTTAAAGAACTTTACAAAGGCACAGACATTAAAGTAGAAGGTATGAGTGGTGTATTGAAGCAAAAAGAAGAAGTAGATAACATCATGAGTATGGTTGAAATGGCTTCTCAATTAGGTTTAATACCATTTTTAAACATGCCAGAAATATTTAAGAAAATCTTTAAATCTTTACAGCTTGATAGCGATTTGGTGAGAATACCACCACCAGAAGAACTCAAAGCAATGGCTCAAATGCAACAAGCTAAAATGCAAATTGAACCTGAGATTTACTCTTCAATCATTCAACAAATGCTACAAAATCCTCAAGTCTTGGCTCATGTTGTATCTAAACCGCAAAATTTAAGTCAGTATGTAGATATCTTAGCTCAAGCAAAGGCTCAACAAATGATGCAACAATCTCAACAAGGAGCTGGCAATGATTAATGCGATATTGATTGCAAATATTGTGGCACTGATTATTAATAGCATCTTGCTTTTAGTTGTCCTTTTTGAACTGTTTAATCTCAAAAAGCAGGTTGCTATTAAATTTACAGCTTTGGTAGATGTGGAAAAGCAGATTGAAAAGTTAAATGAAGCAGTTAAAATGTTGATGAAAAGCCAAATAGAAAGATTAAAGCCACAAGAAAAGCCCAAAACAATACCGTTTTTTCCAAAAGATTTAGAAAAGCTTAAGGAGGAGTTAGATGCTTCTTGATGGAGAGTTTCTATCTTTGCAGGAAGCATTTACAAACGAAGTAGATAAACCACGCTTTATTATGTATGAAGGTCAAATTGTAGGCAAAAAAGTGAAAAATGAAGTGTTTTTTGACTATTGGAATAACGAAAACCTGACTAAACTCATTAAATTTTACTTAAAACGATACCATTCTGTTCCGATTGAAGATCCTTATAATCCTAATAGACAAGCTTTCGTCACTATCAAAGGACAAAAAATCTACTTTTGTAATGACTTTGCAACATACAAGGGACAAATCCACCCTACACTATTTAGCAAGCAATACACTTCAGACTTTACAGATTTGAGTATCTCGTATAATTTATTAAAGATTATGGAAGGTGAAAGAACTACTGAATACTTAGACCAAATTTATAGAGACATAGAGGAGCAATACAAATGAGTAAAGCATTGGTGATAGGAACAGGAATAGAGTTTAGCCACGTGCAAGCATTGGCAGAAAGCGGTGTTGAAGTGTATTATTACACAGATTTCATATCTACTATGCCAACATTTGACGATTTTTCAACAGGGATAGGCTTTGAGAATATAAAGAAAGTGCATGATCCATTCTTGTATATAGACAAGGTTGATATAATCTGTAATTTTGATGTGTTAAATGGTGATTTATTTGACTTTTTGGCTAGGAAAGGTTATAAAGTTTTTGGCGGAGGTATTGCTACTGATTTGGAATTAAGCAGAAAAAACTTAAAGAATGCTTTAAAAGTAATAGGTATTCCTGCACCACCTTATAAAATTGTGAGAGGTTATGACAATATCCCTGTTCCATCGGTTGTAAAATTATCAATCTTTCGTGGCTCAATGGAGACTTTTATCCTGAAAAATGAAACACAAAAGAAAAATCTTAAGACTAAGCTTCAATTAGAGTTTGGAGCGTTTTTAGACAAAATGGAGTTTATCGTTGAAGACATTTTAAATTTAGGCAAAGATTGGGTAGAAATTGGTATTGATGCGTTTTTTGATTGGCAAAAAGGCGGTTTTATATTCCCTATGATGGTTGGAGTGGAGTATAAAAAAGGTGTTTATATCGGTAAAGTGGTTAATTCACTGGCGGAAGTTCCTAAAGGAATGCAAGATACAGTAGTTAGACTTGGTGATTTATTAAACAAAACCAAGTATAGAGGCATGCTTTCTACTGAAGAGTTTGTCAATCCAAATACGGGCAAACACTACTTTTTAGATATCACAGTCAGAGGAGCATATCCTTTATCATTAGGTTATCGTTATGCCATTGAAAATTACAAAGATGTGATATTTAATAGTGATAAGCCGAAGTATAAAGGCAAATATTATGTATCCGTTCCTTTTGTTGTTGAAGAAACTAAAAACATGTTTGTTAATATTAAGTTTCCTGATAAGGATAAACGCTTTAATTTTGAAAGTCTAATGAAGGTTGGTAAAGAGTATTATATTCCAAAAGCTGAAGCTCCGATGGAAGGTTTAGTTTGTGAAGTGTTTGACAAATTAGATTTTACAAAAATGAAAGGAGTAATGAGTAAATTAATAAATGAAATTGAAGCATACTCGCTTAATGATGAATTAGAGCAGTTGGAGGACTGCTACAATGAATTTGTTAAAGTCTTCGGATAGAAAAAGTCTGCTTGATTTGATAGATGAGTTTAGACATATAGATTTAGACAGGGAGAAATTGTCTAAGTATGCTAAAGGTAATCAAATTTATTCTTTAGCACAAGCTCAGGAGTTAGTAAGAGAAACATTACTCCAAATAGAGATTTTGCTAAATGATGACACTTTTTATTCAAAAGTGAAAAATCCAGCTCGGACTAAGGGCGAGTTGCTATCCATTAAAAAAGACTTAATCCAAATCTTAGTCCAAATAAGCAATGCTTACGAAAAGGTTAAACCACCTGAAGAGCAAGCTTCTAAACCTGTTATTCATATTGACATCAAGACACAAAACGCTACTGTTGAGTTGCCAGTGGAGGATTTAGACTGATGAATGTCAATACAATAATGACAGCTCAGTCATTAACTAATTATATTAACAACACTAATAAGTGTGATAATACAAATTGGCTTTATAAATTTAATAATGCTTGGCAATCATGCTGGTATTGGAACAGTTTTAACGCATCAGTCGGAGTGGCTAAAAGTTATATTTTTGATGTAAATTATCTTCCAAAAGGCTCGGCTTTAAGTTTTCCTATTCCTGTTAGAACTTACCAACCACAGTTATTTAGCTCTTATGTAGTTAATAATACAGTAAGACCAGTCAATAATACTGACGGCTACATTGTTGGGCAAAAATTTGTTGTTGCTAATTCTTTAACTAATACAGTATTAACTTTTATAGCTGACCCAAACATTAAACTTACTTTAAGTAATGCACTTTCTTTTTACGGTCAAACTTGGTTAGGCATCCCATCTACAGTAATATTTAAACTTACTTCTACTGTTAATGCGACCAGAACTATAAATCCAAATTATGATGTTATAATGAAATTTTATAGCTTAGCTACAGTGAATAGAAACATTTTACCAACTATTAAAACTGTATTTAGTGGTAGTTCAATTGTTTTTGCCAACCGATATTTAATTATCACTTGTAAGATGGTGTTAAGTGGTAATGTTTATATTCAACCAAACTGTCGTATGTCATTTTGGAGTAGGAAAATGGATCAATGGGAGCAGTGTGATACATGGAGCTAAACCTTTTACAAACGCCTATTACTTATATAAGCGGTGATTTTGTAGAGATTAATGAGACTTCTAACATAATATTTCCACAAGTTTTAAACTCTATGACAGCGGTTTATTCTTTGAATGGAGTGAGTGTCTATGATGGTTATGAGATTAATAATCAAATCTATTATGCTTACAACCAATCAGGCACAGACCAAGTTTTATACTCATTAAGCACTGTGTATCAAACACCAAACTTTGCTGGTTTTTGTGTCTTTGGCACTGATTATTTTACTTTCTATAGTGGCACTTCTTGTTTAGTAATTAACACAAAAAATAATAATTCCAACACTGTCTCAATTCAAATAGATGGGGCATTTCAAAACATTGTCAAAGCTTATCAAATCACACCTCAATTATTCGCATTAGTCACTACTAATCCAACCACTGTTTATGTAATGGGGTTAGATAGTGTAGGAGCTATTGCAACTGCAACTCCAAGTTCTACCGTTTCTTTAACCGCTTTTTCATATGCGACATTCTCTAATCCAACAGTGAATATAGACCTAATCAATTTTAATAACATGCTTTATTTAGTTGGCGATGACTATACAGTTCTGTTAAAGATGCAGATTAAAGATTTGATTTACCTTCAAACTGAGAAAAGTTTTAACTACCGATTTACACCATTCCAAGAATACGAAAAAGCAGGTTTAAAGTTTTTGAGAGAAACTCACTCGTTTTATGTGTTTTATAATACACTTTGGAGTAGTTTTGTCTATATAACAAAAGATTTAAAAAATGTGTATTTAGGTGAAAGCACCGTTTATATAACTCCTAATTTGTGTTTGAATACTCTTAATAACACCTTTTATCAATTTACAGACATTTTACAAAACAATACAACACCTATACCATCTCTACATAACATATCTTTTAAAGTAGATACACCACTAACTCTTTTATCACAATTGTTTATAGACATTCCAGAAACGGAGATTGGCAATTCTTCTACTATAGCCACATTCAATATTGAGACACGATATCAAAATCAGTATAATAACTTTAGCTACAATATCCTTTACAATTATCCTACATATCGGCTTGGTGTTAGAGGAAGTAGTTTTGTGTGTGGTTTGAGCTCTTCATTAGGAATGAGAATAACTAACATGGTGATGTCATGATAAATATTATCAAAGGCGGACAAGGTAAAAAAGCTGTGGTTAATCAAGGTGTAGTTTTGTCTATCAGCTCCACTAACTCTGTTTCTGGGACTTTAATTACTTCTCAAACAGAGCTTGACTTATCTAATGTTTTGTGTATAATTGTATTAACGGAGGTAGATGATTATGTCAACGACACTAACACAAGGCTTCGCTAATTTGATATCACCGAGTTTTACAGCGTGTCAAGTGGCTTTGATACAACAAAATGGTGTAGAGTGTAGTGGTGGAGGGTATGGAAGACAACTATTAGGTAATGTAAGCACATCATCAGATACGGCTAATGCTTACATATCAAATGCTTCATCAATAGTTTTTCCACAAGCAACAGCCGATATAGCCTCTATGACTAATCCAGTTGCTTATGTATCTTTGTATAGCTCTTCTACATTAATTGCCACTGTTTCATTGCCAGAGCCAAAGCCGTATTTGAATGGAGACCAATTTATTATACCGATAGGTGGATTGGTTATAACCATTCCATTAAGCATAACGTAAGGTAAAGCATGGGAATAATACTAACTGATAAGCAAGCAGAGATTTATAACTCGTTTTTTTATGATGACAATATCCGCTGGATATTGTCTGTAGGTGGTAAAGGCTCGGCTAAGACTACTGTTTCGGTTGTTATTCTTCTGACACTATTTTTTGACGAGAAGTATAAAAACTCTAAAATCCTTATTGCTCGTGAAAGTTTAAGAGATTTGAAAAACACACTTGTAGCAGAGTTTAAAAAACGGTGTGCTGAAATCGGAGCAGAAGAAGATGAGGTGTTTAAGGTTAAAGATGACCTTCAGTATATAGAAAATCTCACTACTGGGACAAAGATTTATTACTTGTCGCTATCGGATAAAAACCAGCAATACCGCTCCGTGTTATCATACGAATTTAATGTGGTGATAATAGACGAGTTAGACCGTATTAGTGAAGAAGCTTTTGATGAAGTAAGTCAAAGAATGAGATTAGTTCATAAGTTTAGTAAAGGCTTACTTAATCTTAATCCAGTGCCAGAGACACATTGGATTTATAGAAAGTTTATAAAAGATGGCTATCCGCAAACTAAAGTCATTAAATCTTCTTCATACGATAATTATATCAAAGTAAAGCTTCCTGTTAAACAGTTTAAAGATAAAGCCCAGCCGTATTATTACGATGAGAAAGAATACTTTGTAATAGACAATATCCGTTATGAAATCATTGGAAAAGACGGTGATTTTTACATAGCAAAACGCTATAATCTGGCTCATTCCTTTTATGTAGAAATGGAGCATCGCAATTATGCGTTTAAACGGGTGATGCTTCTTGGAGAATGGGGCAGTGCATATATTGACGATGGGCTTTATACTTCCACATTCACGGAAGATAACGTGTTTAAGAGTGTGATATTGCCGAAAGATTTACAATATCTCTACCGTGTTTATGCAGGCGTAGATTTTGGTTTTAGAAGACCAGCATTTGTATTAGTAGCGGAAGATGAGTGGGGGCGATATATCGTAATTGATGAATTGCTTGGCGAAAACACATCTTCAGTTCAGTTTATAGATTATCTTCGCAAACGATTAAGAGAAAAATGGAAACTTGATGCATTAGAGGTTGAATGGTATGGAGATATAGCAGGAAGGCAGAAATCTCAAAGCGATGGTGTCTCCATCATTAATAGAATTAGACAAGACTATAACATAGACATTAAAACTAATAAAGTGCCGATTATGGATAGTGTAGGATTGATTAGAGAGCTATTAGAAATGGATGTCAGAGGACAAAAAGCTCTGCAAGTGTCTCCTGAAGTTCCAATCACAATGGCAGGATTTCTTGGCGAGTTTAAGATGGACGATTTAGGCAAACCAATTAAAGATGGTTATTATGACCACATACATGACGCATTGCGTTATGTGTTGTGGGGTGTGGCAAAAGGTAAAAGGTTTAGTAAGTTTAAGGTAGTGGCTCCTGAATGTTGAAAAAAGACTTGACAATATTGAGACTTAGTATTAAATTATTTAAAGGAGGTAAGTATGGACGAAGAACTTCAGAAGCTTTTAGATGAGCTTCAGAAATTGACTGAAGGGCAGACAGAACAGCCTAAACAGGAACAGGCTAAGCAAGAACAACCACCGCAATCTACACCTTCTCAACCACAGGTTAATCAAATGGAAAGCCAAGTTAAGGCTTGGAAAGAGATTGGTATTGTAAGATTTACAGCCAAGTATGGGAATTTGCCAAAATTTTCTCAAATCCTTCAAATGGTTATACCGAAAGCAGACCAAAAGGTGTTAAAAGACGCTCAAACCAATACTGTCAAATCTGAATACTTTGACTATTTGGAAGAAGCGTATAATGAAACGATAAAAGAGATAGCGTCGTTCTCAAGAGAGCTTTTATCATCTCAGATTGTTAATCAATCTCAAGCAAAGCCGAAACAACAAGCCGAGCCAGAATATTCTATGCAAGATTATTACAATGACTATAAACGCATGTTGGAGGATATGACAGCAAAAGAAGTTGCTACAATTGAGTTTAGAGATGGAATAGTAGAGAATGGTAAAGTTAGAAGCGTTGGCATACCAAGAGCTTCTATAGACCAACCAATAACTGTGAGAGTTAATTAATTTTTAGGAGGTAATAAATTATGGCAATATTTTGGGATGCAGTAGTTCCAGATGGAAGCACTGGTTTCAGCTCTTCATACTTCATGTATACAGGGACAACAGCTCCTATAACAAGAGCTGAAATGTCAAAGGAGATAATGAAGAAAGTGGCTCCAGAAACCACCTTTAGAAAGTATGTAGGTAAGGTGACGGACTTCGGACAAAATAAAGCTAATTACCTAATCATACCAAAACGAAGCACTGGTGCTACCGATATTCTTTGGACACAAAACTTAGGTGAATTCCAAGCTTTGCCAACTCAAAGCATGTCTTGGCATACCATAGACATATCCGTAAATGAAAGAGGTATGCAAATGCCTTTTACTCAAAGGGCGAAGATATTTACCAACTTTGACATAGTGGCTGAAGTTAGAGAGCAAGTGTCTGATGCTATAGTAGCTTCTATAGAGCATGACTTATTAATGAATGCGTTCGGCTATATAGATGTGCTTGGTTTGAATACAACTTCTGGCTTGCAAGTCTATACACAAGCTACAGTCTTACCATCGGCTACTTTTGCCACGAATACAGCTAATTATAGCGTCACCAATGTAGCTACCACTTCTATCGCATTTGCTCCAATGTCTATGACAACGATATTGTCTTTCGCTCAAGCATTGGAAAACCTTTATACTCCATCTTACAACGGACAAGGCTACGGTCAATATCTAATAATCCTTAATAGACAAGCTCAAAACGAGCTCATGCAAGACCCGATATTCTTCAATGCAGTGACTCGCTTCCAAGATAGAGAAAGGTTATATGCTGGTTATATAGGCACATTCTACGGACAAGAGTTTGTATTAGATAGAGGTAAGTGGATAGACAAATACTTTTTACCTGCAGCTAATCTGACAGGTAAAGCTGTAGCTATATTCTTATCTAAAGACAGTGTAAAAGAAGCTATAGTCATGCCAGAGCAAGTGCTACCAATGGAAACAGCTGATTTTGGACGATTTATGTCAATAGGCGTAAATACTTATAGAGGCGAAATGCCGATATGGTTTAGCGTGGAAGGACAGCCTGCTGGCGGTATATTGATAACATCTTAATCATGACTAACCAAGATTTTATAAACTTTGTCATAGGGGATAAAAAACTCCCCTATGACACAAATTTGCTTAATCTATTATGGAATTACTTTACCATTGCTATACAAACACTTGAAACAAAGATTGATTTTGATTATATGAATAAAGCAGTAATGCTTACAGTGTTAGCAGGCAATAATACTGTAAGCATTACTGACAATGTGAAATACATTAAATCGGTTTATAACATAACCACAAACAAAGAAGTATATGGAGCTCCAACAACAAAAGATTTTTACTTATTAATGGCTAATTCTACACTATCTTCTACCAATCCTAACACATTATTTACTCTTACAGCAGAGCAAGGTTTGAGCTACTATTATGATAACGCTACAAACACTTTAAATTTTAGCATGCCTTTACCACAACCAACTACATTTGTGGTAGATTACTACTTCTATACTTACAATGACCCAACTTATATGTCTCAAACTGCTTCACACCCTATACTAACTCAAGACTTTGAATTGTTAAACACAACAATGAGCGTATTAATTGAGCGTTATTACACTCCAAACCTTCAAATTGACGCTCAACTTCAACAATACTTTGAAAAAATGGAAAGAGCAAGGCAAGAGCAAAGTAAGTATAGTAAGGCTTTGATAGTCATTGACTATCCAAGATATTGAGAGGTGAATTATGGCTGACATTCAAACAGTTATAACTGGTAATGTTCAACAAGCACAGAATATATTAAACAATTTATTAAATCAAACATGGCAGTATGCGTCATCTTTACAAAGTGATAATCAACCATTTTTTAATCAAGCTCAAAATATATTTAACAGCTTCCCAAATATTATATCACAATTGTTTAATCAAACTATATACGGCAACAGTAGTGGTATTTCCAATATACCAACAACAGGCGGTTTGACATCTTCAATTTTTAACCAACCAAATCTAAATCCTAAACTTCAACCACATGTAGGGTTTGGGGCGTTTGGTGGGTATTTTCAACCGCAAACAGGGGTGGTATCAAGCGAGACATCAGGCGTAGTTCAACCAAACAGTATAGAAGGGAATTTTGCCAATACAGAAAGTAGTATAAGTGAATTGTATAACTCTTTATACAATACGATAAATCAAAATTTTGCCAGCTTACAACCGTATGTAAATAGTAATTTTGCCAATGCAGAAAACAGTGTAAATAATATTTATAACTCGTTGTATAATCAGGCAAATTTTAATTTTGATAATTTACAGCAAGGTATAAAAACAAATTTTGGTAATGCAATAAATAGTGTAAATAGTCTTTATAACTTATTTTATAATCAAGCAAATTATAATTTTGATAATCTTCAACAAGCTATAAACACTAATTTTAATAATGCAGAAAGTAGTGTAGCTAACCGTTATAACAGCCTATACCAAAATATAGAACAACAAATGCAAAACCAATGGGCTAAATCTTCCGATGTTCTTTCAGCATTAGGAATGTATAACACCCCTGCTACACAGCAAACTCAAGCGGATATAACAACTCAATTATATGGTAATATAGCTGAACAAGAAACACAAGCTTTATCTGACTTAGACATTAGTAAAGCCAACACTTTAAATCAAGCATATAACGAACAAACACAAGTTTTAAATTCAATATTAGGTCAACAAACGCAAGCTTTATCAGACTTAAACATTAGTGAAGCAAACACCTTAAATCAAGCATTAAGTCAACAAACTAATGTTTTAAACTCAATATTAGGTCAACAAGCAAAAACTTTATCAGATTTAAATATCGCTAATACAAACACTTTAAACCAATTAGCTAACGAACAAATCAATGCTTTAAACCAAGTAGCAAGTCAGCAAACTCAAGCTCTAACTGGGTTAAACATTAGTAATATGAATACCTTAAACCAATTAGCTCAATCAGAGTTAAGCAACCTTATTAACTACTACCAAAATTTCCCAACGCAAGAGCAAAAGTTCGCAGGATGGAATGTCCAAATGGATCCGACATTGACTAATTACGGTTTGCAACTGCAATTAGCACAAGCCTTAAACGGACTAAATGTAGGTGTATTACCACAACAAAGTGAGCTAAGCCAATTCGCTCAAGTGGCTCCAGGCATTATAGGAGCTCTTGGAGGAGCGTTGCAATTAGGAGCAGGTTTATTTGGATTAGCGACAGGCAATCCTTTACCTATGTTTATGGGCTTTACAGGTGGCATATCCCCCTGGTTAAATATGGCTGGAAACGCCTTAGGCTCACTTTGGAGTGGTGTAGAAAATATTGGCGGTGATATATTAAGCGGAATCGGTAGTGTAGCAAGTGATATAGCCTCAGGCATAGGAGATGTAGTAAGCGGTATTGGTGATGCTATAGGTAGTTTATTCGGCTAAGGAGGATAAAACATGGCAGTAGCTTATTTAGGCGGACCACAAGCTTGGCAACAATTAACTCAATACAGTAGTAATCCATTTTTAAATGCTATACAGGATTTGATGCCGTTATTAAACCTATTTACAAATTACATGCAATATAAACCATTCATAGACCAATACTCAAACACTTCTTTATCTGATATAGCTCCAATTGTTAAACAGTATTTACCTGATGCGGTGACTAAAGATGGGAAGATAGATTATAAAAAATTGCAAAAATATTTAACAGACACTAAAGACCCTATGAAGCAACAAATAGCAAAGCAAGTATTGAATATTGCAAGGACAAGATACCAATTTGCTAACGCTCCATTTCAATGGCAAATGCAAGCTTTGAATAATCCTACACTGGCTACAATCCTAAACGGACAACAGATTTTAGCTAAAACTATAACCACTATGCAAAATGTAAAACAACTCAATCAAGCAATAGACAAATCACCATTGCCAGACTACTTAAAAGGTTTGTTAAAGCAAAGTACACCGAAACTTGTAAGCAACCCAACCATGCTTGCGTTGATAATGCCATATTTGTATCAGATGACAAGCTCTACAACTCAATCTAATAACTCTATCCTTCAACCGTTAAACACACCTGCTTCACAAGTTAATAAAGGTGGAGACCCGTTAAGTTTAGACACTTATAATGATGAAGGAGCGTAATTATGGATACAGGCAAATACGCAGAAGAGTATAGAAAGCTTCACGGCTTACCGAGTTTAAAACAACTTTTAGCTGAAACACCAACACCGCATATTGTAGAACCCGATACTAAACAAGAACAGCAACCGAAAAAACAACCGCAAAATGAGACGAAATCTCAAAATCTCATGACTTTTCTAATGGGTAAAACATTGGAGTTAATGAAGCAAGCTCAAGTTTATGGACAGGCTTATGAGCAACTACAACAAAATTACATGAAAGTGGCTAATATTTACCAAAATCAACTTATGCAAATACTACCATCAATTGCTATGCTAACTGCTAAAACTCCCTTATCTTCCATAACTGAAGATGATTTAACTCAGCATATAGAACAGCTTTATACCACTGTGCCATTCCAAGTGGCTTTAGCGAATACAGACAAATTAGTGAAAGGCTATTATATTGCGAAAATAAACGGTATAAACACAAAAGAACTTGATACAGCTGATTTAATGCAAGTGGCAGATAATCCAGCATTCGCTCAATCTACTAATGATAATCTCGCTCAATTTTTAGCTCAACTTGGTGGTATAATACAACTGAAGATGCAGACAGCTTTAAAGCAGGCAGGAATGGTTAAAGATATGTATCAAGAACAGTTA